CGATGACCACGATGTCCTCGGTGTCGTCGCGCAGGTCTACTTCAGCACCCTTGCCGTAGGAGCCGACGATACCCGCCGTGCCGCCGCGCGACTTGACGAACGCATGGCCCTGCAGCCGTTCAATGAGTTGTTTCTGTCGTGGGGTCATGGTCAGTCCTCTTCCAGTACGGCCACAAGGATGCACCGGCAGTTGGGCCGAGCAGGCGGGCAGTAGATGTCACGCTTCATGGTTTCGGACGCGCCGGGCGGTCCTACGGTCTCCCCCGCTTTCACAAATGGCTCGTCGATCGGCTTGGGACTGCGTGAGGCAATCTCCATGTGCGCCAGAGTCGCTCCGGGGCTGGTTGCCCATCTCACTTTCTTCACGCCCAGCCGGATCATGGCTTGCCGCTTGCCGTTCTGTACGGCTCGCTGCTTCTCAGTGCGGGCGATCATTCTGGCCCGGGTCTCTGGAATGCCGTCCATGAGTTTGACTACATCATCCTCACCAAGCCCGCGCTCCAGCCCGACTTCGACGGCACGCTTGACCATATCGGCGGTGGTACCCAAAAGGTCGTCAGCCAGTTCAACGGTGTAGCCGCGAAGGAACTCGAGTGCTCGTTGGTCGGTGATGTCGAACGAAGCGTCCACACTGCCCACCAAGCCAGCCGTCTGTTCATCGGCAGCCAGTTTGAAGATCGGCACCATGGCCTCTTGTAGTTCAGCGGCCCACCTGTCACGCATGGCGAGCGAATCGAGCGTGCCGCTCGTGATCATCGAACGAATGAAGTCTTCCTGTGCCTCAGCGATCATCCGGCGGAAAGTGTCTTCCAGATTTGGATCCGGTTCTTCAGGATCGTCGATCGGGCTGTCCCCGGCTTTGGTCGTTGGCTGACAGAACGGGCAGTCGTCGCGCCACTGGGGGGCTTCGCACTCGAGCATCGCCGCCTTGAAATCGCCGGACAAGGTTGCGCCGCCGGTGTCCTCGGGCTCATAGCCCAGCAATGCGGGCTCCTCCGGCTCCTCCGGCTCGCCAGCAGGCAAGGCGGGCGGTTCGGTCACCTCGTCCAGCAAATCGCTCTCGGGGCCTTCAGCGGCTCCTGAGCCACCGCCGCCAAGCATGCCCCCGAACGGGTCAGGGGCGGCGACCGGGCCGAGGGGCTGACCGTTGATGAGCAGGGCGTCCGCGTATTCGTCGTCCGCTTCCTCCAGCCCGAGTTCGATCCGCACCTCGTTCGCCGTGCGCAGCCCGGTCTGGAAGTCCAGCCGCAGTCGGTCGGCATAGGCCGATTCGTCACGCTCCACCGGGTTGTCGTAGGCGAAGCAGTACTCGTCCGGGTCGAGCCCGAACGCGGGCAGCAGCAGCGTGTTCTTGGTCGCCGCGTCGTTGAGCAGGGCAGGCCAGATGGTGCCGCCGAGGAACTGCTTGTCGTGGCTCTGAATCGCTGAAGCCACATTGGTGTCGGTCGAGTCGGCCATGCTCTCGGTGTGCCCGAACGCCATGCGGATTTCCTTCTTCGTCTCCTGCTGCTTGGGCAGGTTCATCAGATCCTTCTCGGGGATCATCGGCGACACGAACTCGACCTTGCCGGTCATCACCAGATGCTTGTACCAGTTCTTCACGCCTCGGAACTTGGACTGAATCTGCCGCAGGAACTTCCGCTCGGTCTCGCCGCTTGTTCCCTCTGGGAGCATCCAGATGCCGTCTGGGTGCATGCCGTTCTTCGCCATGCTGATGTCGTGGATCAGGCAGTCTTGGATCAGATCGGCATGAGGCAGCACGCCGAACAACGCACCGATGCCGTAGAGCGCCGAATAGGGCGAGGGGTACAGCTTGTAGTGCAGCACCTCCTCGGGCAGGTACGGAGTTGGCCCGGTGTCGCCACGCCCGTACAGGTACGAGGTCAGGCCTTCTTCCACAGTCGCCTCGATGCTCACCCACTGCGGGAACAGCGGAGACAGCATGAACGGAAGCCCGTTCATCTTGCTCATGTATTCGTAGCCGTTGCCGCCGATCCAAGAGACATACCACTTTAGGTGTTCGAGGAGCGTGCCGGGGTAGAGCGGGTTCGGGTTGTTGAGCAGATCCAGCACCGGGTGGCTCTTGACCTCGACCATTTCTTCGCCGCTCTCGCTCATCATGGCGAGTTTAGTGCCGTAGTGGCCTTTGCCGATCAGGTTCCGGGTCGATCGATCCAGCGAGCGGGTGCCAGCGGGAAGGCCCCGGCGGGCTCGAGTCGAGCGGTACAGGCGAAGCGTTGCACTGGTGCACACCTTGGCGTTGTAGGTGGCGAGGTTGTGAACGAGGCCCACGGCATGGTCGAGGTAGACTTGCACCTCGGGGTTCCGCCCGTACTGACGGTGCAGCAGTTCCCGCGTGCGCAGGTTGCTCTGGTTGTACCGGATGGAGTTGCGGGGGTCGTACGGGTTCACCTTCACGGTGCGGTCGGCGTGGATCATTCGAAACCCCATTCGTCATCGGCCTCACGCATCTGCTCAAACGACCAACTCCGGTCGGCCTCAGCGTCTGCGTCTGGTGTCAGAATCTTCGCCCCCCGCTCCTGCGTGTCATGTCTGATAGCATACCGCAAAGCGTCCATGGCGTGGTTGTGCTGGTCGCGGGGCTGATCCTTGACCAGTCCGCCGACATCCGGCTTCCACTCGTAGGACTCGAACTCCCTGATGGTATTCACGCAGTTGGGCGAGATGGTGAGCAGCGGTGTCCCATCTTCATGCTGGGCAGCGAGTTGGCTCTGCACGATGTTGATCCCGTAGTTGATGGAGCCTTGGCCCTTGTCGCATGGGACGGCGTTGATACCCTCCCGCCGCATGGACTCGATCAGGTCGGGGGCGGCGTTATCGACCACCACAGGCCCTTCGCCACGCCATAGCGACTTCACGCGGGCGATCTTCTCGGGCTGGGTCAGGCGGGATTCGTAGACCTCGTTCCGCAGCCAGCGGCGACCGTCGTTGCCACAGCCGATGTCGAGGATGACGAAGGGATCGGTGTACCCGTCGTCCACGCCGAGCAGTTGCCGCTTCTCGAACTGCTCCGGCTTCTCCCAGTCGATCACATGCAGCGTCCGCAGGAAGCGGTCGTACACAAGGCCGTCTGCACCTACCCACAATCCATCGCAGTATCGCATCTTGGCAACGCCGGTCAGTGCCTCCAACTCCTCTCGGAACTCGGGGGGATTGAACCAGTTTTCGAGTGCTGGCATGATGATGCGGCGGGCGCGAGGGTGGCGGGTTGTGGGGTCGGTGATACCGAACCGCTCGGCGAGCCAGTGGGTCGGCGTGCTCGGGTTGCACACCCCGTACCGCTGAAGCGGGAGGCCGGGGACTTGGACACGAACGCCCATCGTGACCTGCAGGACGGTGTTCTCCTGCATCTCAACCCATTCGTCGAACCCTGCCCCGGTCAGGTTCAGCGACGAGCCGCGACCCGTCGAGCCGGCTTCGCGCCCGCTGTCGCCCTGATCCATGCCGTTGTACACAATCTCGCCGCCGCCCCGGATCTGGATCGTCTTGCGTGCTGAGTTGTGGTGGTAGGAGCCGGGGAGCAGGATCGGCGGGTTGCCGCCGTCACCCTCCAGCATGGTCTTCAGGGTCGTCGCCTTGAGGTCGATCAGCTTCTGGCGAAACAGGCCTTCGCGTGCACCGGGGACAGACGCGCGGCTGACGCACTTCACGCACAGGCTGAACGACTTCCCAGACCCACGGCCACCATCGCCGAGCAGCCACGCGTCGTCCGAGTGCTGGTACTCCATCTGGTACGGCAGCAGGGCAGTTGTGCGTACCTCGACTTCGGGTTGATCAGTTTCGTAGGTCATCATCGGGCGGCCTCTTGGCGACAACGAACCGCTGTTCGATGACGCGCACCTCCCCGTCGATGTCCAGTTTGTCCGTGACTTTGCCCTCTACCCGGTCGAGGATTTCACGCACGAAACGGTAGTCACCCTTGAGCGCGGCCTTGATGATCGACTTAGCCAGCGCGTCGCTGATCTTCCCGTCGTCCTCGTTCAGCAACTCCTTCAGCCGATCGGTCACGCCACGACCCTTCGGGCGACCCTTCGGGTTGCCCGATTGCCCTTTCTCCCACGGTGGGCGTAGGTTGTCGTTCTTGTTCTTCATCGTGGCTCCAAACTCATACCGTACTCGTTCTTGTCCCTGAAGGTCAAGCCCTTTCGCTTTCGCAAGATGTTCCCCCGGAACGGCTTATAGTCTACGATGTGGTGTACTCGGCTGAATCTCCAAGTCACCTTTGCCACATCGGGATGGACTTCAGCAAGCATTTCGGATTTCGCATCTGTGCCACCGACCGCGTATGACTCGCCCTCTACCAGTTTTCCCTCTGCGTGATAGAACTCTTGCGTGTTTCCACCCTTCATGGTCTGGGTGGGAAGCTTCATTTGGAGAAAGGCGTAGAACTGGATCGTACACCAGCCCGCTTTGAGCATATCGAGAGAGAGAATCGTGTCCTCGTTGTATCGCCCTCGCCATCGAAACGGCACATCGTTGCGAATCAGATTGCACGAATAGATACGGGTGTTCAGGGTGTAGGGCCTATGGAGTATCCGAGAAGGGACAAACATTGTGTAGTTTGGCCCAGCCATAGCAACATTTTCATATCGACCCGAGAAATCCTCCATTGCTCGCCAGAATCCGGGGCTGTTGCATGGCGTTAGTTCGTTGTAGTTGAAACGAACGAACTTCCGTATGTTGTCATCCATCACCCAATGCCAGTCGTACCCTTCGGCGATGCTGATATCCCATGCGAAGTTTCGAGCAGGGCCGGGGCCTGTGCTGCGCGTAAGCCCCAAATCATCGCATTTCTCGTATTGCTCCTTGTAGTCCAGATCGAGCACAATGGTCTCTGCGTTGATACCTGCCTTCTCGATCGCTTCGTCATATGCCTCCTTCTCCTCCGGCTCAACAATAATCCGATGCCACACGCCCATAGCGTGCAGAGCTTTCGATGTCATCAGGTATTGATGCCGACCCTTTGAGGGGACAAACAGCGGGTAGTTCGGATAGTTGTCACTTGTACTCTTTGCCGACATGGTTTTTTATCTCCAGTTCGGGGAACCAAATGTATTTCGTTTTATCCGTTCCTGTCTGTTTGACCAGTCTCATAAACTCGTCAAAGGACTCATCGTTGCGGAAATGCACTTTTATCGATCGATGGGATCTTTGATCTTCATGCTCAAACCCCGGCATTCCCTCCCACTCGCTTTCCGCATCTTCGTTCGTGAGCCCGATGATCGCGTTGATTTCATAGTCCGTAAACCCCGCCGCGATATGTTCAATGCTCTCGTCGTTCTGCAACGCCGCAAGGGTCTGGGCCAGCGCGTCATCATCCCACGAAGCCAGTTCAGCCGTTCGGTTGTCCGCGATCGCGAACGCCTTTGCCTCTGCCCCGGATAGATCGGTGCGGATGATCTTCACTTCTTGCCACCCGAGCGACTTCATCGCTGAAAGCCGCCCATTCCCCGCGACGACTACCCCGTCCTTATTCACAACGAGGGGGTGTTGCTGCCCCCAGCGGGCCAGTGAGGACTTGATCGCGAGCAGGTTCCGCTCGCCGTGCTTGCGGACATTCGCCGGGTCGTGCATCAGGGAATCGATAGGAACAGTCTCAACGCCGCCCTTCGGTGAATCGTCGGTGATCTTCTTCGCCATGTTCGGCCTCTCTTTGGTATGGGTCATCGCAATCTTGACCGGTCGCGGGATCGGTTGCCTGAACTCCCTTCCGGTGCCGCAGGGGTGTTTGCCCATGTTCCCCAGAAGGTGGATTGGCTGTCGGTCTGGTCGTACTCCTGCTCGATCCATTGCTGGGATC